CATTACTAGTCACGGTTATATCTCCACATATTGTGTTTTCTTTGTGTATTTATCAGTTAACCTTTTGCTCGTATCCGTACTCTGGGATAAACTGATCCTGATGTAGGTCTGTTTTTAAATGTGGTTTTTGGCAGACTTTGTCCGCTTACGGGTCTTTCTAAATTATAAAATAGATATCGATTATTTCCGTTATCTCCAAACCATTCATAGTTTGCAATGCTCGCACCAGTAGTTCCGACTTGGTTCTTTTTGGAATGTGTTATCAGATAAGTTAACGCTTCGCTAGAACCTAGATTTTGATTCTGTTCAGCATAACAGGCTAACAAGCCGCATACTTGCGGTGATGCCATGCTGGTTCCAGAAATACTCCCTAATCTATAACTTGCGTTCCTAGGATCGTTTACTAGTGTAATTCCAAATTCACTAGCGGCTGTGGTGTTGTATACAGCCGAAACAATATTAGTACCCGGCGCCCATATATCAACTCGATTACCAAAATTGCTAGAACTGTTTTTGTATTCCTGTTGATCACTGCCAACATTACCAACAACAATTACTCCGGGTGAAACAGCAGGACTTGATCCGCGGGAATGAACGTAATCAATGCCACCGCTTCTAATACTGTTGTTATAATCTTGGTCGCCTGCGTATGCTGAATTCCAATAACTGTTTCCAGCCGCCGCAACAACAATAACTCCGTCTGCAATAGCATCTGCAACGTCGGCATCGAGAGCAGCATAAGTGTACGGCATTTGATAAAGATATGTGCCTCCGGGAACCGGAACGCCGTTGGCTTCTAATGTAGTTTTTTTAGCCCCATCAGATCCTGATACTGCTGTAGCAACTCCTCTGTAAGTTACACTGGTAATAGATGATAGGTAAATGGGGTTATATGCATAGCCCCAACTGTGATTAGTTATAGTTGGGTTGCGTCTGCCAGTGGTGGGGTTAACTGTTTTATTTTTGTGAAAGGCTCTAAGATAATCGAAAATATAAAGTTCCCAGTTAGCAGGAGAATTTGCCCCTGTATAACCAAATTCCATATTGTAGATGTTGGCATCACGTGCCCACCCTTGTGTATTACCAGCTACTGTGCCAGCCACATGTGTACCGTGGTTGCTAGAAATACTGCTGTAATCGTACGGACCTGTTGTAGATATTCCTACAATAGAACTCAATGAGAACCAATTAAATTGATTAACTCTTGAGCCACCCGAGCCGTTTATGTTCACAGCGAATTCTGGGTGAAGGGGATTTATGTGAGCATCTACCACTACCACATCAACATTTTTTCCTGAGCTTGTAGTAGTCACTGTTTGTGTTGTCTGTGTAAATGATGCGCTAACACCCCAGCCTGCTAGCGTATTACCAGCGGTTGTTCGATACAATCCCCAATTTTTATCGTTGGTATCGATAGTAGAATTTTTTTCAAAGTTTCCAGATTGCGTCCAATGACGTACAACTTCGATGCCCATATCTCTAGGAGGACGTTCTACGGCTATTACTCTAGGATCAGTTCTTAGTTGAACTGCTTCATCATCAGACAACATAAAATGCGTGTTTCTACTAAATTCTCTCAACTGTGTTATACTAACTTGTCTATTGGGAATATAAAGATTTCCGTCAGGTGACTCCATATCTGCAATAATTGAATCAGCGTCGCTCATTGTCTGAGCAGTAACAACGTATTCTTTTAAGTCGCTCATATCAGGCCTCGAGTTGCAACACAGTTAGTGTAACAGTAATAGCTGCTGTGCTGCCGCTTTTATTTGTAACTGCTAACTGGATGTTAGTTGAAGGAGTACTTTCGTTGCTGAATCCCATTGCGCCCGGACTAATCAATACAGTTTCTGCACTTGTGGTAATAACTTCAGCTATTACGCCAGAACCTGGAAGGGGATCGGTCAATTCACTTCGGGCAACATCTGCCCCTCTACTGGCAGTGTCAGTGTAAATTCTAACCCAGGCCGCTGCTGAAGTTTGTATTTTGTATAACGCATAACCTTTGAAACCCGTTATGGTTAAATTTCCTGTATCACCATTTGATAAAGTAGCTGTGGTAGCATTAACTGTGGTTCGTGAACTGGTCACGCCACCGCCTGCTGTGCTTTGACTAGTGCCATCTGGGAATGTTAGAAGACCATCTTCACCAAACTGCCAACGGCGTAGAGTTGAATCTGCAAGGTTGATGTCAATGTTGATGTTGCCGTCGCTGCGAATATCGCCTGGAAGGGTTAAACTACCATCTGGGCCAAAAAGCCATTGTTCATTAGCTACTTCTACTAGGATACCTCCATCACTGGAGATGGAGAACCCCTGTCCTGCTTGTATGCGGCAGTTATTACCGCCAAACAGTATTGGACCAGTATCTGGAAGTGTTAAACTACCATCTGTGCCAAACTCCCAAACATTGGTAGTTCCCATCATCGGCGTGGTTATTTGTATCTTACCATCAACCGTAGTACGCACATTGTGATCGTCAGTGCCCAAGAAGATACTGGTCTCTGTCAAGTTACCTGTGGTCAAGTGTAGATGATAGTCTGGGTAAGTGGGTGCGCTGGCATTGATCAATATTGATTCAACACCCAAATTGTCAGGATCGTACTGACCGTTAATGGGCGACACACGCACTGTGAACTCATAGTCATCGCGGTCTATGAGAATATTAAAGGTGCCATTACCACTACCATCCAATGTCACTGTGCCAAAATCTGCGTCGGCCACGCCAAGGCCTTCTGGGTATGTCCACCAGTACAGTGTTTGATTAGCATAGGTGGATGAATCTTCAATATAGAAAGTAACAGTATCGCCAACTATGACAGTGTTGTCATTGACCCTTAACTGTATATTATTGTTTGCAGTGATGTCAATGAAGTTGATGCCACCCTTGATCACCAACTTCTGACTGGCCACATCTGGTCTTGCTGGTGTAAGTTGTATGGTAGGATTGCTGGTAACAACACCTTCTGATATTGTGCCACCTTTGGGCAATGTCACAGCACCAGTTGTTTCTAATACTAGACTCTGACCGCCGTTGAACAATCTAGTCTCATTGCCGCTGCCGTGGTACAGTGTACCAATTAGGTCACTGGTAAGATCAACTTCCGGATCAAAATCAGTTGGGGTGAACGCCCCGGCAAAGTCACTGTCTCCTTTTCCTGCGTCGACCACTGTGATGTCGCTGGCAGTGTTATCCAAGTCACCGCTAAAACTAGCCTCCTCAAATACATAGTTGCCCGCTAAAAACTCTGTTCCATCTCTGAGAAACTGTGCCACAATAGCGTTAGGTAGAATTTCAGGAAAATTGTCTAAGTCTCCAAAGCCACCGCCCACTGCCACATAACCGTCTCTCACTGCTAGGTTACTGCCGCCTTCGGTGTTAAAGAACGAGTTACCAGCAAATGTCATTCCGTCTGTGTTGGTAAGCAATCTCTGCCATTCCAAATCACCAGTCGTATCGTACTTGGCGATGACCATGTTGGTGGTGAAGGGGTCAATGGTCACTGCTGATAGGTATAGAAAATTGTCCGGACTAACCACAATGCTGGTGGCAAAATTTCCACAGTTGCCTTGTAACGTGCGAGTCCATTGTTTAACACCTAAACTGTTGAACTTGATTATGATCATGGCACTGCCGATGTTTTGGTTAAAATTTCCGCAAACGTAGATGTTGCCTTCACTGTCTATGTCAGCATCTGCCCCTTGACAGTCAAAGCCCACTTCAACTTGTACGGCCTTTTGCCACTGTATTGAGCCTGCGCTGTTGTACTTGACTATCAACATACGATCGTCTGTATCGTTGGTGGCTAGTGTGCCGACTTTGACAATCATGTCGTCTACGCCTGTTTCTCCACCAAAACTTGCTCCTACAATAGTGTCAAGAGTTTGATCTACTGTACGGTTACCTACAGGGTCAACAATGTTGGTAAATGTTGGTACACCACCTGTGAATGACACAGTATAGGTAGCACCACTACCGCCAGTTACACTGGCACCTGTAACCCAGTTGACGTTGCTTACTGGATCTGTGTATAGTGTTGCGGCAGCATCAGTAACACCAAATTGATCCATCCATCCCACAGTGACTACTTCACCGCTTGGACCAACTGCCATACCGTAGGCGTTTTCGTCACCTTGTCCATCTAGTGCTCTTGACCAAGTGATTGCTCCGGTATCAGCGTTGATTTTACTAGTGACTATTAGTTCATTTCCCTCATCATTGACATAACCAACCACTATAGGCTGTCCAAAAGAATCCACATCAACTACTGTGTTGTAGTTACTAACACCAACATCATAGGCCTGACTCCACACTTTAGCACCGTCTATTTGGCTGAGTTTAGTCAATGTGGCAATCTCGTAACCACCACCATTTGTACTCGACGATCCAGCAACATAGATATGTCCGGTTTGCGATACTGCCAGTCCCCAAGGGTTGGTGTAATCTGCGCCCTTAAACGCCATGCTCCATACTTTTACGCCAGCACTGGTAAATCTAGCCACACTGCTGTATGACCCTGTAAAGCCCCCACCTGTATTCTCACTGTGGATCATCAAGGCCACAATGTCACCGTCGGGCAAATATTCAACACTAGCGGCCATTGCTGGTGTATCGGCCGCGCCCAATGATGTTTTAAATTCCTGTACCCACGTATCAGCACTGGGATAGGCTGTGGTCTGTACTGAGCCATCTGGGAATTCTATCTGTCCAACACCGTCGAACGTCCAAGTATGCGATGAAAATTCACCACCCCAATGTGTGTTGATTCTGACTTGATCTTTTGCTGAAAGAGAAATATCATCACCATTGGCTTCAATGAAAATATCGTCTGCGGCATAGATATTAATGTCAGCATCTTGAGTACCTGTTCTGGTGGTTTCAAGAGTAAAATCTTTGTTGGCTAGAGTTAACTTTGTGAATCCTTCATCGTCATCTACAGTGACCACAATGTCGCCAATGTCGCCACCTGTTCCCACAAAGCCAGCAATGTCATTCC